AATATACATTGTCTACTGGTTTTGACGTATCAACAGCATCCTTTAGTAAACTCTTTTCGGTTTCGGCTGAGGACACAGCACCAAAGTCAATAAGATTTAACACCGACGGCACAAAGATGTTTATTCTTGGTGATACGGGTGATGATGTAAATGAATACAACATAACTCCTGCTTCAGTATTTTTAGGCACAGGCTCATTTACTTCTGCTGACGTAGGCAAAACCATTGAAGCCAACAGTGGCGTTTTTGTTTTAACGTCTACCGCTGGTGCATTTAGCACAACCACAGCACCCACATCTTACGATCAAGTAGCTTCAGGTTCTTGGGAAATGTACGCCGTTGTGTACAACACGACTGATGGTGACTTAGAGCTTAGTGGTTTTGTTGAGGGATTTGATATTAGCACTGCATCGTTTGTTACTAGTTTTTCAACAAGCACACAAGACACAGAACCGCATGGGATAGCGTTTAATACTGACGGCACTAAGATGTTTGTTCTTGGAGAGCAAGGCGACGATGTAAGCGAATACACATTAACAACGGGCTTTGACATATCAACAGCTTCTTATAGCCAAAACTTCAGCGTTTTATCTCAAGATAGTGGTCCGCAAGATATAGCGTTCAATACTGACGGCACCAAAATGTTTATTGCTGGTGACGCTGGAAATGATATTAATGAATACACATTAACAACAGGGTTTGATTTATCAACAGCGTCTTACAGCCAAAACTTTACTGGAATAAGCAGTCAGGGGACAGCGCCGCAAGGCATTACATTTAATGATGATGGAACCAAATTTTATTTTTGTGATTCCAATAATCGCACGATATTTCAATATACGTTAACGACAGCTTTTGATATCAGCACAGCTTCTTATGCAAGCAAAAGTTTTTCTATGGCTAATGAGGATTTAACTCCGCAAAGCATAAGATTTAATAATGACGGCACTAAGCTGTTTATGACCGGAGACACTAGCGATAACGTAAATGAATATGAGTTAAGCACTGCTTTTGATGTTTCAACAACATCTTTTGTTAGATCGTTTAGCGTTGCATCACAAGAAAACGAGCCGAAGGGATTAGCTTTTAATGCCGATGGCACCAAGATGTATGTTTCTGGAAGAGGCTCTGACGGCGTTAATGAATACACAATAGGAACAGCGGCTATTCCTTCAGGCTACCACGCTGTTCACACAACAGATTCAACGGACTCTATATACTGGACTGACGTTAACTCTATGGCGGCTGATGAAGCCGCTGGTGATGGCGCTATTTACTACGCTGTATCTACTGACGACAGGACTACATGGAAGATTGCAAAGGGTACTGATGGCGAGCGGTCTATTGTTCGTAACAACTCAGGCACTTGGCAGTTTAATTCTAACGGTACATACGGTTCTACAACCTGGTCTAATGCCGCTACTAACACAGAGTTAGCCGCTTTGCAGGAAGCTATGGAAGGTGCGACAGATGTAACAGGGTTTAGCATTACTAGCGCTAGTTACGACTCTAAAACTTTTGATCCTGCTTCCCAAGAAACAAATCCAAGAGATATAGCGTTTAACAGTGACGGCACTAAAGCATATTTTATTGGCGTAGGTGCTGATACTGTTTTTCAATATTCTTTATCAACAGCTTATGATATTTCTACGGCGTCTTATGATTCCGTATCCTTTAGCATTGCCTCTCAAGAAAATGAACCTCAAGGTTTAACATTCAATTCTGATGGAACCAAAATGTTTGTTGTCGGTACTACGGGAGACGATGTAAACGAATATACGTTAAGCACGGGCTTTGATCTATCAACAGCGTCTTATAGTCAGGTCTTTTCTGTGTCGGCTCAAGATAGTGCGCCGTCCGCAATAAAATTTAATTCTGATGGAACTAAAATGTTTATTGCTGGAGCAGGAAGCGAAACTATTTATCAATATACATTGACAACTGGCTTTGATGTTTCTACGGCATCTTACGCATCAAAAAGCATTTCAGTGTTATCTGAAGAATCAGTATTACAAGGCTTGGCCTTTAATAACGACGGAACAAAGATGTTTATTACTGGAACTAACGGTGATGAAATAAATGAATATACATTAACAACAGGGTTTGATTTATCAACTGCTTCATTTTCATCTAATCTTTTTGATGTTTCGTCGCAAAGTACTGGCCCGCAAAGCGTAACATTTAATTCTGATGGAACTAAAATGTACATTACTGACAATAATGGCGTATTCCAGTATTCGTCTACGTCTACGTCATACACAAACCAAATGAACAAAACACAGCTAGACGCTGTACCTGACGCTAACCACTTTACTCTTGGTGACGACCTAGACCTAGCCATTATCTTTAATCTGTCTAGCGGCACTACCGCTCCTAGCAGTGACGGCGTGTCTATTAACTTTGATGCTAACTCGTTGAACCAAGGCGCTGTATTAGGCACTGATTACGAGTGGGATTTCCCTGCGTCTAATAAGGTTAGGATTAAATCGTTAGCCGCACAGAACCTCAAAGTCAGGATTATTTAATGTGAGTGAAAGTTATTGTCCTGTATTTGGTGCTTGATACCTATATTTACACATGGGCAATAGGCAGTAGAACGAGGTTAGAGCATTACAGAATTTGTCGATACAAGGAGCTAAATAGCGAATCAGATCAAACGTACACATGGTATTTACCTTGGCCTAATTCATATTGCGATCCTTACGTGATTTACGAGGTGACAAATGATTGACCCGATTACAGCAGTAGCGGCGGCTACAAAAGCATACGCAGGGGTCAGGGCCTTTATCGAAGCGGGTAAGTCCATAGAGGATACGTTTCAGGTAGTAGCTAGATGGCAGGGTCACGCATCAGATGTTTTGTATGCCAGCCAACGACAGAAGAAAAGAACAAACCCTTTTAAAGCTGTAGTTTTTTCAGGGTCAATAGAAGCAGAAGCGGCGCAGATGTTTGCCGCAAAAAAGAGGATAGAGCAACAGCGCAAGGAACTGATAACGCTACTTCAATATGCATACGGCAATGAGGGTGTAGCGGAATATCGACAATGCGTTAAAGATGTAACTGAGCAACGGCAACGCGAGGTATATGCTCAGCAGGAAGCCAAGGATGCAATGGTTAAGTCGTTTTGGATTATTGCATTGCTAGGCGTAGCCGGCGGGCTAATTACTTTTATTGTTAAAGCTGTTACAGAAAGGGGCTGAAAATGGAAGAGACCACGAAACAGGTTATAGATGGTGTTAGCGTTTTTACGATGCTTGGCGCTCTCGGCTCTATTCTTCCACCTGTCGCCGCCCTATTTACTATTATCTGGACGGGCATCCGTATCTGGGAAACTGAAACAGTCCAAGGGCTAATAGGCCGCAAGCAAAAGCGTGACGCTAAGGGCCGATTTGTAAAGGGCGACGACTAATGCTACAAGCACTGTTAGGCCCAGTAGCAGGACTCGCCAAGACATGGATGAACAATCGCCATGAGCAGTCTCAGGCCAAGCATCAGGCAAAGATGCAGGTCATTAGCAACACTGCTACATGGGAAGAGAAAATGGCTGAGGCGTCTGGCAACTCGTGGAAAGACGAGTTTTGGACGATTGTACTCGCAGTCCCATTATTCTGCCTTGGATATTCTGTTGTGGCTGACGATGCCGGTGTTGTTGATCGTGTTCGTTATAGCTTTGACGTTTTATCTACTCTCCCTGACTGGTATCAGTATTTACTCTTCCTTGCAGTATCTGCGTCATTTGGAATACGTGGTGCTGACAAGCTGATGAAGCTGAGGACTAAGTAATGGCGTTGACGGTCGCATCTGCTGATTTAGTAGACAAGGGCAATCAAATTATCCAGCTATACAACAAATATCTGGGCCGCGATCCTTTGCAGGGCGGCTTGGATGGCTGGCTTGCGACCGGACAATCCATCGAAGAAATTGAGCAGGGAATTGCTAACTCGCCAGAAGCGGCTGTGTATGAGACGTTTAATGAAACTATTGGCCGTGACCCAACAATGGAAGAGCGGGACTTTTTTGTAAATGTAAATCCATCGTCTGCCGAAATTGTTGAAGAGGTTTTATCTAACACAAAAGAAGCGCAAGAGTATCAAACTCAACAACAGCTAGATGAGACAGATATGCTGGTTGATACTACTGCGGATGATACAACTGCTGATACAACTGTTGATACAACTGCTGATACTGGGCTTGGCGACACTACAAGTGATGATGTTATTGATGACGCGGGACTAACATTTCCTACCGCCGACACAGGGCGGTATGGTGACATGCTTGACGCTTCAGCTACGTTTGCTGATGCCAATAAATATCTTGGTGTTAATGAATCTCAGTGGTCTGCATTTGTTAATGAAGTAAATGACATCAAGGCCCAGATGAACGCTTTTGAGGGCAACGAGGCCCGTGTAATGCAGGAGCGAAGCATTCCTGACGCTATGTTAGATCGGCGTATTGCTGTATTGCTTAATCAAAATCCCGGCATGACTGCTGAAGAGGCCCGACAGCAAGCTGAAGCCAGCTCTGAATACCAACAAATGGTAGCCACGAATCAGCAATATGAAGCATTACAAACTCGTCTTAATCAGGCGTATGCGTCTATAGGATTAGACTCTCAGGGAAGCATTACCGGTTCTGATCGTTCCATTGAAGGCGGTCAGGTTAGGTTTGATTTGAACACCGGCGATGTAACATTTATTCAGCTAGGGCGAAACCCTCTGATAGAGGCGGCATTTGCTACGGCTATAGCGGCTGTATTTACAGGCCCATTAGCAGGCGCAATCGCAACTACGACAGGGGCAAGCGCGGCGGCGGCAACTGCGGCGGCTTCTGGAATTGTTAATTCTGCAACCCAACTAGCAATGACGGGCAACCTTAATGTGACTCAGGCTTTGACAGCGGCGGCTACGGGTTATTTGAACCCTAACGCTTCTGCAAACATTATGTCCAATCCAGATGTTGCGAGCCTTACTCAACAGGTAACTGATTCTGCCTTTAATGAAGTTACTGGTTCGCAAATAATTCAAGAGCTTACAAACGCCGGGGTTAATTCTGGTGCAGTTGTTGATGCAATAACTAACTCTATAGGTGCCGCGGCTACTAATGCTATATTTGGCGGTGATGAAGGCGTAGCTTCAGATGCTACTGCGGCTGATGATGAGCTTGGCATTAAAAATGACGACGGCACTACTACTTACTCCATATATAACTTGCCGTCTATTTACAGCGTTCTTGAAAGCGGTGATGTGGTACACACTGAGTCTGGAACCGTTATGGTTACTCGTGATGAGTATGACGTTAGTCCCTACGGAATAAGAGTAACTTTCCCGCCTTATGTTCCTAGTGATAGCGATGCAGGCGGTGGCGGTGATACTGCGGCAGACTCTAGCGCAAGCGCTGATACCTCTGCGGCAGGCGGTGCTGACACAGGCGGTGCCGATGCAGGCGCGGCTGATCCATCAACGACCGTAACGGTTAACTCCTCTGTTGGCGCCACATCTCAGGGGCAGTATGAATATATTGGCAATGGTCAGTTTAGAGATAGGGTTGATGGCGATATTTGGCAAATTCCCGGCGATTGGGGGTCTGTTGTATCGGGTCAGGGCATAGAGACTGGTGATTTTGTTGATGAGCAGGTATTGGTAGACGTTGATGCTAGGGGTGTTGAGGCGCCAATAGACGGCACGGGGGTGGCAACAGAAGGCGCTACGACTACAGAAAAGAGCGATGTAGTAAAAGCCGCTGAATGGATCTTGGTAAACTTGCCTAATTACAACGACATGACGGAAGATGAGGTAAACAAGGCCCTAGAAAATGCTGGTCTTGAGCCTGTTGATGTAAACAACGATGGCACCGTTTCTTCTGAGTCTGAGGTTGTTACGACAGCAACCGGCGATAAATCGTCAACTGTGACTGTAAATAACTCAGGCGCAGGTGCAGGAGCAGGTGCAGGTGCAGGCGCTGGAGCCGGAGCAGGTGCCGGAGCAGGTGCCGGGGCAGGTGCTGGCGCCGGAGCAGGCGCAGGTGCTGGAGCGGGAGCGGGAGCGGGAGCCGGTGCTGGAGCCGGTGCTGGAGCGGGAGCAGGCGGCGGCGGGGCCGGATCTGGCGTTGTAGTCGCTGGGGGTGCTGGGGGTGCAGGTGGCGGCTCTGATGTAGGAACGGTGTCTACAGGCGGCCAAGGAGGCGGCACAGGCGGCGGGACAGGCACAGGCAGTGGCGATGGCACTGGCGATGGTGACGGTTTAGGCAGAACTGGAATGCTAGCCGGATTTGCGCCGCTAGCAACTATGGCCGCACAGCCGTTCGAGCCACTAACTCAACGCTCTATTCGTATTCAAGCGCCAGAAATGTTGCCGGATATTGTTGGGCAACAAGATGCTGTAGCGCAGTTAATGAAAGCTATATCAACGCCTTATGGTACAAAGCCATCTGGTCAACAGCTAAATGGTTTGTTTGACAGAATCTTACAAGATCAAGAGAAGATCGCATGACATATTTAAACTTGGTCAACAACGTATTGCGGCGTCTTAGAGAAGACGAGGTAAGTAACGTATCGGAAAGTACATATAGCGCAATGGTTGGCGACTATGTAAACGATGCGAAGAACCTGATTGAAACCGCATGGGATTGGTCTGCGTTACGCACCATGCTGACGATTACGACCGTAGCCGATGACTACACCTATTCGCTTACGGGTAGTGGCAACGAGGGCAAGGTATTTAGGATTATCAACGATACTTCTAATGCTGAAATGGAATATCAGACTCAAGCGTGGTTTGACAACGAGTTCTTTGTTAACACCCCTGTATCTGGCTCACCTCGTTACTTTACCTACAACGGCGTAGACGGCAGTGGTGACACTCAGATTGATGTTTATCCCAAGCCTGATGGCGTTTATTCGTTGAAGGCAAAGATGGTTATTAGAAATGTAGACTTGAGTGCCAACTCGGATACCTTGGCAATACCCAGCACTCCTGTCATACACATGGCGGTTGCGCTGTTATCGCGTGAAAGAGGCGAGACAGGCGGTACGTCTACTGCTGAATACTTTGCGATTGCTGACAAGCATTTGTCTGATGCAATTGCGCTGGATGCCCAGAAGCACCCAGAAGAGACAATCTTCTACACACCGTAGGATAGGTTATGGCACAGCCGTTACGCAGTATTGATCTTGTCGCCCCTGCCTTTAAGGGCGTTAACTCGGAAGACTCTCCTATTGCTCAGGATACGTCATTCGCAGAAAGGGCAGATAACGCGATTATTGATCGACAGGGCCGCTTGGCTTCTCGTCAGGGCAACAGCGTTATTACGACTACCAAGACGGTATTGGGTACAGACTATATCCATAACATCCACGAGTTTTACGACAGTGCTGGCAACGAAGTCATATTTAGCACTGGTAACAACAAGATAATGACTGGCACGACTACGTTAGTAGATGCTACACCTGCGTCATACACCATTACGGCTAATGACTGGAAGATTGTTAACTTTAATGACCATGCGTATTTCTTTCAGCGTGGCTACGAGCCGTTGGTTTATAGCGACACCTTGGGCGCAGTAACCAAGATGACCGCCGTAGCAGGCTCATCAGTTACATCTGCGCAGTATTGCCATGAGGTTATCGCTGGGTTTGGCCGGTTATGGGTAGTTGGCAATTCAACCAATGACGCCACTATTTATTGGTCTGACCTTTTAGATGGCGACGACTTTGCTGGTGGCTCTAGTGGCTCTATCGACGTATCTAAAGCATGGCCTAATGGAGCAGATAAAGTAGTGGCATTGGCCGCACACAATGGTCTGCTGGTTATATTTGGCGAACACAGCATTATTATTTATCAAAACGCAGATTCCCCTGCGTCTATGTCGATTGTTGACACTATTAGTGGTGTTGGTTGTATTGACCGCAAGACAGTGCAAAGCATTGGTACTGACCTGTTGTTTTTGAGCGATGACGGCTTGCGAAGCCTTGGTCGGGTTATTCAAGAAAAGTCATTGCCGGTATCTGATCTAAGCCGGAATGTTAAGCAGGAGTTAGTAGGTTATATAAGGTCTAAAACCAGCCCAGCTACCAGCGTCTACAGTCCTGAAAATTATTTCTATCTATTAGGCTTGCCCGATAGCAACCTTATTTACTGCTTTGATCTTAGGGGTAGGTTAGAAAACGGCTCATTCCGTGTAACCAAGTGGCCTAGCGTCAATTTTAAGAGCTTTGCTAGAGATCGGAATGGTGACGTATATATCGGCACGGTCGATGGCATAGGGACATACAGCGGCTATGACGACAACAACTCGTCGTTTATTTTCCGTTATACCAGCCCCGGCCTAACCTTTGGCGATCCATCAAAGATCAAGATTCTTAAAAAGATACGGCCCACGATCATTGGTGGTAATGATGCGGACATCATTCTTAGCTGGACGTATGACTTTTCGGTTCAGGCCAATACGTCACGGTTCAGGGTGGGTACATCGACGCCGGGGTTTTATGGCGAGTCAGAATATACGGCGGTTGAGTTTACGCTAGGCGACTTGATTAGTCGCAAGTCTTTAAATTGTACGGGTAATGGCAGTGTGATTACGGTAGGTTTGCAAACAGAAGTAAATGGTAGTGCCATATCCCTACAGGAAATGAATGTATTAGCGCTTATAGGTAAGACGCTGTAATGATTTTTAAAGTGAGAGGAACTTACTAATGGCTACTGCTGAAGAACTTGCCATGATTGATGAGTTGCAGGGGCTAACAAGTCCCAGCCAAGGTTATAACCCATCAGGAAATTATACTGGCGCTACGGCTAGTGGGGGATATGACTATTCAAACATTTCATCTCAGTCTATTGACCAATTGATTCAAGACGTTGGCGGCCAAAGCAGTTTTCTTGGTAGTTTATTTAATACTGTCTTAGGAAATTTGGGGACGTTTGCATCAGGTGCTGGCGGTCTTGCAAGCCTTATGGGGGCTTATGACCGTCTTGGCGCAGTTGGCGAGCGAGGTCTTGCGGGTGCAGGTCGGATTGCTGAAGAAGCCTTTGCGCGATCTCAATTCAAGCCATTTACCGTTACGACAGGCACAGGCTCCAGTCTTGGTGTAGGTATACGCGCCCCCGGAGTTTTTCCAGAAATGAGCAGAGAAGCTCGTATTCAACAGCTTATGCAAAACCAAGGTTTAACTCGGGAGCAAGCGATAGCTAACCAAAGGCTTTCGCAAACCCGTGGCTTTGATATTAACAATGACGGCGTTGTTACCGATCAAGAGTTTGCGGCGGCTAGAAATGCCGGGCTTACTGGTGGCGGTGCAGTTGGCGGCGCAGGCGGTAGCACAGGCGGTGCGTTTACTGGCGCAGGGCCGATGATTGGGCCAAACATCGAGACCGTTTATAGC